ATACGCGCACGAAAAAAAGATCAAGCAACAGGAAGCAGAACTAAGAGAACTGCTGATGTACACCTATGGCCCAGACGGCTATAAAGAACTGGTGGCACTCAGACGCAAGATCAAAGACCAGAGAGAGAAGACTGTTTATCTACAGGCTAGGAAGCGCAAGGCATTCTTCTGGAATAGCATTCAGATCGCAGGAATAGCTGTACTTGGATATGCTGTTTATTTTTTATTTGCACTAATATTAGGAGCCATAAATGGCAACGGTTAAGGAAGCTCTGATTCGCTTGGAAGGGCACGAAAAAGAATGCGCGATCAGATACCAGAACATTGAGAAGCGATTAGACGAAGGCTCCCAGCGATTCAAGAAAAGCGAAATGATGCTGTGGGGTATGTACCCCCTGATAATCGGTTTATTCTTAATTGAGAAAGGCATACTGTAATGCTCAAACTATTACTTGGCCCCATTGCAGAATTAGCAGGCGGGTTCCTAAAGAACAAGGCTGATCAGGCTAAAGCGAAGCACGAAGCCAAGATGAACGTGATTCAGAATGATGCTGACTGGGAAGCTAAGATGGCTGATGCTTCTGCTAATAGCTGGAAGGACGAGTTCTGGACTATTGTGTTAGCGGTGCCAATCTTTATGGTTGGGTATGCGATAGTAGTTGGTGACATGACTGTAGTCGATAGAGTCAAAGAAGCATTTGCGGCCCTGAATGATCTGCCAGAGTGGTATCAATATCTATTGTTTGTGGCCATATCAGCCAGCTTCGGAATCAAAGGCGCAAGCAAGTTAATGGGTATGCGTAAATGAGATACTTTAAGATAGAAGACTTCAACTGCCAAGAGACTGGCAACAACGAGATGGATGACAGATTCCTGTGGGCGCTTGACGCTTTACGCCATGAGTGTGGATTCCCTTTTATTATTACCAGTGGATATCGTGATCCAAGCCACAGTATTGAGGCAAGAAAATCCAAGCCTGGAACCCATGCTCGCGGTATTGCCGCAGACATAAAGATTAATAATGGAAACGAAGCATACCTTATAATCAAGCATGCTCAGGCAATGGGCTTTAATGGGATAGGGGTGGCTAAGACTTTTATCCATGTAGACATCAGAGACACGATGCCTGTTATCTGGTCTTATTAATAACCTTTCAATAGGGTGTTACTGTTTTAGACGGAATCTCACCTACCATCGAACACCACGATCATGGAGTCGTGCATTCCATTCTGGCCTGAGACCTTCTGTCCTAGAGCGTTATGGCCTATGAAACGCACCCGTCTCTCTATAAACCTAATCTCAGTAGCGTTTGGCTGTATAACCCTATGGAATAGCTGGGTACTGGTGCTTACAGGTAGTAGGAAAACAGATAAGAAGCCCTCTTCCATATGGGCTACGCCTCTAGCTACGAAGGCCTCTTTAAGTTTTCGGCTGTACGGTGGGTTCACAAACGACCGAGAACCCCACGGCTGTATCAAGCCATCCTTATCAGGAGTTATGTCCCCATAGTAAATAGGGCAGGGGTCGTGGTTGAAGTTAAATTCATCGTTAAGTGGGTCGTATATGTAGCTAGGGGTTTCCCAGTTGTCGCTGTGTTTAATTGCTCGGTTTTTCATTTAGGACTCTATTTTTAACTGGCTTCTTCTTAGGTGCTGCCTGTTATCTGGTCTTATTAATAACCTTTTAGAAGACTCTTTTTCTTTGAGTTCTTAAAAGCCTTATTGGTTGGAGCGCCCTTACTTCCAGGCTTCCTCATCTTCTCGCCAGAACCTGCTGCGATACGTTTGCGTTTAGCATGTATGTTTGCGTATAAACCTTTCATTACCATTTAACCCTGTTAGCCCAGTATGCCGCAGACGATTTTCCTTTGGCGATATTCTTTCTATGTCTAGCTTTGAATGCTTCATTGCGCTTTGACCCGTCAGGGGAGCCTGTCTTACCCTGCTGCCCAAACCTAATAGTCTTTGGCTTGCCATCCACCTTAGTCACTACAACGTGTGACTTTGTTTTGTGGCCTGGAGTTCTCTTAGGTTTATCGTACCCAGAGACACCGATTCTTTTAAGTAAGCTGTCTTTTTTCATAGCTTGATTATACCAAAAAAAAGCCCTAATCGCTCGGAACAATTAGGGCCGCAGGGGAAACAAAAGCAAAAACAGAACTCAACGATATTAATAAATTACCACCGAAGTGATATACGTTTTGTTCACTAACTATTCTACATCAAACGAAGGGTTAAGCAAGCTTAATTGTTCTTCATCTGGCGGCACAGAAAGCAACTCTATCTCAGCATCAATCTCAAGCCATATATCATCGAGCTGTTCCCTTGCATGGTCAGGTCTGGCATCGTGGTATAGAACAGACTCTAGTATGTTCCTCAGCTTGGACTCTATATCTTTTAAGTTGTGCTGCTCACACTTATCAAACAACTCTGCTATAAATCCAGTAGACATAATAGTCTCCTTTAATTGTATGAGATTGGCTCATAGTTTCTATCTTTATCCATCTTCTTAAATTCTTCTCGGTAGTGCCTGGCTATCTCTGTCCTAAGCTTTTTGTTCGTGGGCATCAGCACGTTCCACTTCTCTCTCAGCAAGTCCATGTGTCCCTGTCCATACTTGGCTACACAGAACGCAGTGAACTCAAATGGGTTAGCAGTAAACTTCATGTGGCAGTAGTGGCATAGGCACATAGCATTATCCATAGACCATCTGACAGACTTGGCTGCTCGACCATAGATGTGAGCGCACTCCATCCTAGATCCTTCCTTCTTGCAATGCTCGCAAATAAAGCCAGCCTTCTTTCTGACTACATCACTAAACCATTTGTCTGCCGCATCTCTCTTAATTGCCAAGCTCAAACTCCTCTTTAGCGAACACAAAGTGCATTTGCTTTTTTGCAAAGTGATTGATTATAGCATTTGCTACTGGCGCTACTTCATGGGTGCTGAGTTCACTGCTGCTTTGAGTCTTGTTTGGATACAGTGCGCCTTGTACTGGGAGCCAGATCTTATCCATCACACTATCCTTAGTCCAGGGTACGATGATTGGTTTATTTAAAGCAGGGCTGGTCACTTCCATCTCCATTCCGCACTCGTTAAACCTATCTGCAATAGAGGTAACAAAACCCCAGAGCGCACCGTTTTGCTTTATGGTTCTAGGCTTGCCCAGTTTATAGTTGAAGGTGACGTACTTCTTTTCATGAAATAGGTCGGTAGCAAACTTAATATAATTATCCAGTGTAGACTGGCTGTTAACTGTATAACCTTCTGGCATTATAGTTTCACCCTCAAGAATTTATCCATAAGACGCTGTTGTTTATCTTCAAGCCTCGGCTGGTTAAGAACCTGTTCTCGCCTCTCTTTAGTGTATCCCTTCTTTGAATACTTACCACCAAGAGTAGTCAGGTCGATGAGTCCAACCGGACGCAGATGTTCAGGCGTACAGTGGCTGCACCCGTACAATCTATTCTTAATTGTAGCAGGCATAACATCGGGCTTGATGTCCTCTGGGCTGACCTTTAGTTCAGCGGCAATCTTTTCTATATATTCTCGATTGTAGTTGCTCGCGCCTGTCGAGAATTGACGGTAGGTGTACTGCTCCCCATTTTCAAAGTATGGGTGATCACCTTTAAATTCTTTAAGCGTTGGTTTAAATTTACTAGCCATTGTTTTCTCCTTATACCCAAGATGTATCTGTCAGCTTGTCCTGAATAGACTGTGACTTGATAGACTCTTGGTTTAATTTTCTTTGTGTGCGTTTAGTTTCAACCTCATCTTCCCATCTTGCACCGTTGAGATAGGTAGACGCATGGGGTACGAACTGGGTGTCCTCCCATTCGCCAGCATCTAGCCTGGCCTTGAGGTTAATTGCAATCAGTTGGACTATCTCGTCGCTTGGTTTGAGTTTATTCCATGCTTTTCTTGCCGCCTGCTTGCCAGCTTTCTTAGGGTAAGCCCTCCAGAAACTATCAAAATGATCAATACTATTAACTGTAATATTAGTTGTATTATTAACTGTATTATTATCCTTAAAGTTTTCTTGTATAGGGTCATCAAGTTTTCTTGTAGGGGTATTCAAATTATCTTGTATACCCTCATCAAATATTCTTATATACCTATGCAATATATGTTTAGTACCTTCCTTGTATTGCATACTTACCGTTATGTAACCAGCATCCTTAAGGTTGCCTATCCAGGCGCTTACCGTTGCCTTAGTCACATCGTATAGATCACTGAAGTAAGCATTGCTTGCCCAGCAATAACCCTTCTCATTGCACAGGGCTGTTATCTCCCCGTATAGCAACTTAGCATTTGGTGTTAGACGCGCATCATATCTAACACTAGCAGGGATAATGGCGTAGTACCCCTTCTTATCCATTACTCACCTGCCGCTATAAATTCCGATACCTTAACCCCGAAGCAATCTGATATAGCAATCAGAGTAGACATGCTCGGTAGTCGCTTGTCAGTCATTATCAAACTGATAGTAGCAGGGTTGAGGTGGGCTTCTCTTGATAGGTCTTGCTGGCTCATACCGTGTTGCTGCATGAAGAAGCGCATCGCTTTGATTACATCCATAAAATTCTCCTTAAGTGAGGTTGAATAATATACTTGTGTAAATTAATTTGCAACAAGTGTTTGACAATAAATAAACGATGTGTAAAATAGTCAGCACACAAACACAACTAGGGTAGTATTATGAGTGACAATCTGAATTACTTTATCAAATCAATTAAAGACGTTCTGCCGCAAATGCAGGATGATAACCCCAAGTTTTCTGGCGACCTTCTTGAGCTAGATGACGAATCAAAAGATACCCTGTGTCACGCATGGCTTAAATGTATGCCAAGCTGGCAAGATGATTTCCTTCCCCCAGCATGCACCGACCAGGCTAAGTTCCTAGATCACCTATACCTACATTCTAAGGTAGAAACCCTGAGCATTAATATGCGCGATGATATCTACATGGGGTTAGAAAATAAACTGCGCGAGTTGGTATGGGAGGTTTATTGTGAGATTAATTTACTTAAGCCTGAAGAGTTTGCAGGTTATGAGAGGGGTCAGTAATGGATAATGTTAACGACTTAAATGATTTTGACCGTGGAGAGCTTGATTGCCTGTACGGTTATGATTCACTTGAAGGGCAGTCAGAGTCTTACTATGAAGGCTATGGCAAGCAGTATGCAATTGAGCAAATACAAACAGCGAGGACAGAGCAATGAGCAATGTATGGAAAACGCTATCAGCAATAGACTGTAGCAAGCATGTAGAAAAGAAGGGCAACTTATCCTACCTATCATGGGCTTGGGCATGGCAGACCTTGATGGAGCATTACCCTGAAGCCACCTATGAATACTTTGACCCGACCTTTCTGGAAAATGGCACTGTCGAAGTGTCGGTTGCAGTAACTGTAGAGGGTATAACCCACACTATGTGGCTGCCAGTAATGGACAATAGAAACAAGTCTATAGTGAACCCTACATCTAGGGACATATCGGATGCCCGTATGCGTTGCCTAGTGAAGTGTGTTGCCATGTTTGGATTAGGCATCTACCTATACGCTGGTGAAGACCTGCCCAGTTCTGTTAAGGATGCTCCGATAAACTCTGCTCAGGCTGCACAGTTGAAGTCACTGCTTGAGATTACTGGGTCTGATGTGCAGAAGTTCTGCCAAGTGTTCAAGTGTACCTCGGTAGATGATCTGCCTGCTGTACAGTTTGACCGCGCCCTGACTATGCTAAACAAGAAGGCGCAACGTGAAAATTCTTGAAGCCGAGCAGGGAACTCAGGAATGGCTAGACGCTAGACTAGGTAGACCTAGTGCCAGTCAGTTCCATAAGCTAATCACATCGTCTGGAAAGCCTAGCACTCAGGCAGACAGCTATATTAATACCATGATAGCTGAGAGACTGATGGGTTACTCTGAGCCAGTGTATGTTACTGATGCAATGCAGAGAGGCACCGACTTGGAGCCTGAAGCCAGAGAGCTTTACGAGTTTATTAGCGACGTTAAGGTGCAGGAAGTTGGGTTTATCCTGGATAACTCTGGGGAGTTTGGCTGTAGTCCTGACGGCCTGATAGGTGAAGAGGGCGGCTTAGAGATCAAATGTCCTGCCCCGCATAACCATATTGCTTGGAGTCGCAAGGGTGTATGCCCTGCTAAGCACTACGCCCAAGTTCAGGGGTGCATGTATATAACTGAACGTAAATGGTGGGATTTTATGTCCTACCATCCCGATATGAAACCCTTTATAGTGCGAGTAGAGCGCGACGAAGAGTTCATCACAAACTTGGCCGAGCAGATACTGCTGGCTGTGACCGAAATAATATCAGAAGTAAGGAATTTAAAATGAGTACAATCGGATTTAATATCTCAATTGATGTAACAAAGTTGGATAAGAAGCGATTCTATGAGGGCAAGAATGGCGCAAAATATGTTAGCCTTACCTGCTTTATGAAACCCTCAGAGCCTGACGCTTACGGGCAGCATGGCGGCATTAAGATCTCTGCTACCAAAGAAGAAAAAGACGCTGGAAAAGATAAAGAGTTGCCGTTTGTTGGTAATGTAAAAGCGTTCTGGGGTGAAGGTATCGAGGTGGTTAAAGATTCTGTCGAGCCACAGCAGCAGCAGTCTACACCGCAACTTGAAGACATTCCTTTTTAAGAGGTTTATATGAGCGATTTAAAGAAAGCTATTGAAGAAGCCCATGATGAGGCTGATGCAGTGATCAGTAAATCAAAAAGCCGAGTAACAAAGTGGCTGACTACCGAGGCTATACGGTTAAGTCGTGGCCAGGTTATCATGGTAGGATTGATATTTATTTTTCTTGCTATCATTTAGGTCAAGGCGGCCCCCTTACGCCTGTGTGCTGGCGTGGCTCACCAGTGACCGAAACGAGCCATTACCAATTGGTATATAATGGATAGTTACAAAGCATTAGCAACCATGCGTAGAGTCGCTATAATCTCGCCTCAACTGATTAAGATGGTGGTGAAGGTGATTATTTACATGGTTATTTTTGTGGTTTGCAGTCTATGTGCAATCGCAAAACAAGATATCTAGCGGCTTTAGGGCCGCTTTTTTTATGGAGTAAAATATGACCAGGCATCTAGTAATTCCCGACACCCAAGTAAAGCCAGGCCACCCTATAGATCATCTTAAATGGGCGGGCCAGTATGCAGCAGAGAAAAAGCCCGACGTTATTATCCATGTTGGCGACCATTGGGACATGCCAAGCCTGTCGAGCTGGGATATCGGCAAGAAGTCGTTTGAAGGCAGACGCTATACCGACGATATTGAGGCAGGTATAAAGGGCATGGAGTTATTCCTAAAGCCTATCCGCGATGAGCAAGCCAGACTTATAAGGAACAAAGATAAGCGGTGGAACCCTCGCATGATATTTACATTGGGAAACCATGAGCAAAGAATACAGAGAGCCATCGAGGGTGACGCAAAGCTCGACGGGCTGATCGGGTACAGAGATCTAAAGCTTGAAGAGATGGGCTGGGAGGTCTATGACTTTTTAGAGGTGGCGGTAGTTGATGGCATTGCATACTCTCACTACTTTACCAGCGGCATCATGGGTAGGCCAGTGAGTAGCGCCCGAAACATGCTCAGTAAAAAGATGATGTCCTGCGTGATGGGCCATGTTCAGGACAGAGACATAGCATTCGGTAGAAGGGCTGATGGAACAAACATTGTCGGTCTATTCTCTGGAATATTCTACCAAAACGACGAAGATTACCTTACCCCGCAAACTAACTCGTCATGGCGTGGTATATGGGTATTAAACGAAGTTCAGGATGGCGGCTGCGACCTTACAATCGTCAGCATGAATTTTCTGCGGCAAGAATATGATGGTGATGTATGAGTACCTGGTATGAATTACAGAAAAAGCACCCTGCGATTTGCTCTACCCCGCCAGATAGCTTTACCCCGCAAATTGACCTAGAGTGGCGCGACCGTTTGCGACCTACTGCACCCGACGACGTAAACCATCCAGATCACTACGCTTCCGGCTCGGTTGAATGCATTGATGCGATACAGGCCAGCATGACCCGCGAGGCTTTCGCTGGTTACTGTAAGGGCAACTGCCAGAAATATCTCTGGCGGTATCTGGACAAGGGTGGGGTGCAATCTCTGGAGAAGTGCCAGTGGTACCTGCAGCGGCTCATAGACACCGAAAAAGACGCACTGTAGTCCATTCTCCCGCGTTTTAGGCTCCTACCCTATGCTACCCCATAGGGTACATTTAAAAGCCAAAAAAAAGCCCCTAAAAAGGGGCCAAAGGATTGCACGGGGGATTAATCTTGTTTCTGGTAAAATGCTTGCACTATGTTCCCCCTTGCTAGTGTTGGTTAATATCGCCAGCGATTAACTTACCGCCGGAATGTTTAAAGAATGCCGCGAAATCTTCAACAGTGGCACAGCCGCCTTCCCCGTTGATCCATTCACCCGACCAATCAATCGACACGTGGCCGCCATCACCATCTTCGACGCTAAACATGCAATTATCCAGAATAGCCTCAACTGGCATGCAATGCTCGTTTACTTTAAATAGCTTGGCATCAGTGTAGCCGCCTCGAACATCAGCGCCGCCGTGGACTTGCAACAATATATAGTCCTCATCATCGCGCTTTAAATCCTGACCTTGCAGGGTCTGGGATAAATTAGACCCCCAGTTGTAGCTGTTCCAGGCATCGCCCTCAGCCTCGAAGCCATTATTGTCTAACCACTCGGTCATCTCTGAGTCAGTGCCGTAATATTCGCCATTCCACTGGCCGCACTCTATTGCGTTAAACTCATTGCATAGATCGTCGAGATATAACGATCCGTCGGTGAGTTTGTGGAATACTGAGACATCTACCTCCGGCCATTCATCGTCTGAGGCGCAGACCTTCAGCGTAGCCGCTGGTGCATTCTTAAAATGCTCAATTGTCAGCCCTTGATTGCGTTGCCATGCTCGACCACCACCGCCGCCACTGTCTAGGAAGTGCGTGCCCGTATTTTCAGTGATCATGCTAAATACTAATTGCTCAATTCTCATGGTGTAACCTCGTTTTTTGTGTGTGTGATTAATACTATAAACTATTAACCAAGATAACCAACAATAAGCGGCATGAGTGCAACGAATAAGACACAAATGCCCAGCAGAAATAAGTCTCTGTCCTGCTCTCTCTCGTATCGTTTCTCTGCTAAGTATTGCGCCGCCCTTGCGTTTCTTTCTGCTATATCTTTATACATTGCCTTTCCCCTTTATTGATTGCCCCCCGTAGGGGGCGGATGACCTTATGCAAAAATTAAGTTGCCTTCAGCGTTCAAAGAAACCTCAGTCCAGTCGCTGTCTAACTTCTTCCAGTCTTTAGCGCCCTTGTATTGTGGCCAAGGGTAATCGCGGAAGTTTTTTACATAGTTTAAGATTCTTTCCTCTGAAGTAAAAACCTCATCTGCCAAAACCTCACCAAGATATTCGTCATACTGGCCGTTGTGCAGAACTATCGCATTGGTAGCGATAATCTTGCCAGTGTTTCTGTTGCGAGTAACGATACAAGAGTCAAAGCATTCCAGACTGTACTTAACTTCAGCTATCTCGGAGGCGGTCAGGGTGCTTAAAATTTGATTTGATTTGTTCATCTGTTTAATAACCTTTGTTTTTTGAATGTAGGTGTATTATAACCATAGTCTATTTGCAAGTGTCAATGAATAATAACAATCTTTTTTTGAGTGTCTCTAATCTATATAGGAGGGAACAAACCTTTAATGTTATAATCTGGTTAATTTTTGATCAACTTGATCATTATTTAATCAACAGTAAAAACAATCACTTGGAGAATTTAAATCATGGCTAAAGTAGGACGACCACCAGGCATGGGTAACAAACCATTAAAAAGACTATTAGCTGATCGCATCAACGAGAAATACGGGGATGAGTTTAATCCAGTAATCGAGGCCATAGAGGCTAGCCTTAAGATTAAGGACATAGCAGAAAGCACTGGTGACCTCGCAGACTATAAAGCCGCAGTGGAATCCTTTGACCGTGTGGCAAAGTATATCCAACCCACACTGAAAGCCACAGAGCTGACAACAGATGGCGGTCTTACTGTATCGGTGCAGCGCAAGCGATTTGATGGCTCTCAATCTAATGACACAGACAGTGCCAATTAATAGTTGCAAACACTGTACGAATATACAGTACCCCCCCTCCCGAAGCCGACGGTTTCTACTATATATATGTCCCCCGCAAAAAAAAATTGAGGCTATATGAAGGTAACCAAGATTCGCCCTGACATAGAAGACCCCGTAGAGCCACCAGAAGGCTCTGAGAACGATTTAATAGTTATAGAGGTAGTGGAAGGTGAGGTACTATATAAAAGCACTCTAATCGACGAAAAAGCAGTGTTTTACATTGACCTTTGCAAACATATTATTATGAGAGACTGGCTAGGAGATGGCTATGATTAAGTTGGATACGGATGAGGCTATATCTGATGCGGATTATGAATTGATTGCCGCCTTTGCAGATGCTTTAATAGATAAGGATCATTATGCTATGCACGAGGTAATGGACATTGTGAATGATCGAATGGTTGGTGAGTGTGTTTGTTTAGAGAATGAGTGTGTCTGCGGGAGTTGGTAAGAAAAAACTTGCAGAGCCATAGGGGATAAAATGTGGGTACTGCCAAAGAATTACCAACTGTCATCGCATTTTGTGCGGGATATGGTGGAATCGAAAGAGGACTTGACCTTGCCGGGTTTGAACATCGAGTCATCGCTTATGTGGAGATCGAAGCCTTCGCCGTTGCGAACTTGGTTAACAAGATGGAAAGAGGACTCTTACCTCCCGCACCTATATACACGGATATTAAAACCTTCCCAGCGCACTTGTTTCGAGACCGCGTTGACATCATCACTGGCGGTTATCCCTGCCAACCTTTCTCAGCAGCAGGAAGGCGCAAAGGAACCGATGACCCCAGGCACTTGTGGCCGCATATCAGGCGACACATTGAATCAATTAGACCTGTTCGATGCTTCTTTGAAAACGTCGAAGGACACATCTCGCTTGGACTCAGAGAAGTCATTAGCGATTTGGAAGAAGATGGTTATCGATCAACGTGGGGAATATTCTCAGCGCGTGAAGTTGGCGCACCACACCAGAGAAAAAGAGTCTACATCATGGCCAACCTGGCCAACACCATCTGCTCACGAAGCGAGACTGGGATATCAGGATCGGAGCGACCCAACCAAGAAGGGAACGCAGGAATCACTGACAACTGTGATAGTGAACAAGGCGGGTGGCAGATCGGTATGCACTGGCCACCTGAACCCAGAGTGGGTCGAGTGGTTGATGGGTGTGCCAACAGGGTGGACAGAATTAGACTTTTAGGCAATGCTGTCGTACCTAAGACTGCTGCAAAAGCATGGATTACTTTAAGCAATAGGTATAAAAATTGAGAGAAAGATTATATGGCTAAGGGTCACATGGATAAGATAGATAAGAAGACCAGGGATAGGCATTTCCCTGAGTTCAGTGGTGGTAAAGGTAGTCACCCTAGAAAGAGTACAGGCGAGACTAGAGAAGCCTTTAAGAAGGGCTATGACGCTATAGACTGGTCTAAGAAATGAGCGAAATCGAATACAACCTCTGTCCACAAGGGCAAGTTCTACAGGATTTTGCAGACTGTAGGGCTAGAAACTCCTTCATCATGGGGCCACTAGGTTCAGGTAAGACAGTTCAATGTATCCTTAAACTGTTTGACCTAATGTGTGAGCAGGAGCCTGTGTCTGACCCTGAGCATAAGAACTATGGTGTCCGACTATCTCGTGTGATTGCTGCTCGTAATACCTATTCCGAACTGTTCTCTACCACAATTAAGGACTGGCTGGAGATACATGGGGACTTAGGTGACTTCAAGCAAGGCAATAAGGAACCCCCTACACATTTTTTAAGGTTTAATTTAGACGATGGCACACGAGTGGAGTGTGATGTCGTGTTTATTGCCTTTGACCGCCCTGAACACGTTAAGAAAGCGCGTGGTATACAGACTACTTGGGTGTGGTTAAACGAGACTAAAGAGCATTCTAAGGCTGTATTGGACATGCTTGACCTGCGTCATGGCCGTTACCCCTCTCCCAAAGAAGGATGCCGCCCTACACACCACGGAATGATTGGTGACTCTAACGCCCCTGATGAAGACCACTGGTATTTTAAGCTTGCTGAGATAGAACGTCCTGAAGATTGGTCATTTTTTAGACAGCCAGGTGGCGTATTCAAGGATGGGGAAGAGTGGAAGATTAATGATAATGCTGAGAACCTTGTTAACTTGCCTGACCAGTATTACAAGCGAGGCTTGAACGGTAAGACTAACGACTGGATTAAGGTTAACCTAGCGAATGAGTATGGATTTGTGTCTAACGGTAAGCCTGTCCACCCAATGTATACTGATTCGGTACACTGCCAGCACCTAGACTTTAAACCATCTATCGACTTTCCTATTGTTCTCGGCTTTGACTTTGGGCGAACCCCTGCTTGCGCGTTCTTACAGAGAACAGCTATCGGCAGATGGATATGCTTTGACGAGATGGTACTGACTGACTCTGGCGCTGTGGACTTTGCTCCAACCTTGAAGCGGTATATCGAAGAGAACTATCCAAATCACGAGTTTAAGGGCTGGGGTGATCCGTCAGGTAACAACAAAAACCAGTCTAACTCCGAGACTCCGTTCCAGATCATGCGGGCTGCTGGCATACCCTGCCAACCAACAGCTACTAATGACCCATTAAAGCGTAGAGCCGCCCTAGAAGTACCCATGAAAGAGATGTGCATGGATGGTAAGCCGCGATTCACTGTCTTACCTAAAGCTACAATGATCCGCAAAGGACTTCAAGGTGGCTTTTGTTATAGACGAGTACAGACCACAGGCGAAAGGTACACGGATGAACCAGATAAGAACGAATACTCACACCCCGTTGAAGCCCTTGAGTATGCCTTGCAAGGTGAGGGAGAGGGTAGATCCGCACTTAGGGCTACAGGAAACTTCACAAAACCAGTTACGGCCAAAGTCAACTTTAGTGTGTTCTAAAGTTTACATTGTTTTTATGCCTGACACTGGGCATTGGTGGAGTCCGTTTCTAAAAAAAGACATACGGCATTGTTACCTGTTGGTTCCATCAGGAGAAAACTTAATCCAGTTTGAAAAAGTCCAGAGATCTGTTGCTTTATTTACCGTAAACAAAGAAAAGAGTATAATCGAGGATAACTACATCATGGTTAGTTGGGAGCCTAAAGAGTGTTCTCAACCTTTGTTTATGCTTAATACTTGCGTTGGTCATATCAAACAAGTTTTAGGTATTAATAAACCATTTATTTGGACACCATACCAACTCCTAAAATATTTGAGGAAGAACAATGAGAAGCCCAAAAGCGCCTAAACCAACTGCCGAAGCAATGGCTGCTGAGATTCGTACACGAAGACTGCTTGACGAAGAAATTGAAGAAAATGAGCGCAGAGTTAAGGCAATGGCGCGGGCAAAAGGTGTAAGTAAGTCACTGCGTGGCTCGCCTGTTGCTAGAGCTACCAGAGGAACAGCACAAGGCATGTCGCGTCTTGGTCGTGGCGCTTCTGGCGTTATTGGTGTTGGTGGGCGAGGCTCTTACGGTGGTGGCGCTAGTGGCAGAGGTGGAAACCTAAGAAGCCTTATTAGTAATCAAGCTGTCAATACACCTAGACCTGGAAACACAACGGAGAAATAATGAAGCTTCCTAAAGAGGTTGGTTCACTCAAGGACTTAAAACGCAGAGAGGCTAATGCGTTTAGTCGATCAGTTCATTGGCATGATCAGCTAGATGACGCATACGAATACTTTCTCCCTAATAGAAACTTGTTTGACGACAACCAAGCAGGCCAAAAGAAGATGGAGCGCATATTTGACTCTACTGCCCTTGAAGCTATTCAGCAAGGCGCAAGTAAGTTGCAAGAAAATATCGCACCTATTTGGTCACGCTGGGCTACATTCCAACCTTCTAATTGGGTATTAGACGCTCTGGAGTCTGGTGATTATGATGTTGACGAAGAAGCCATCAGGAATAACCTGGAGAAACAGGCTGAGATTGTATTCGATTACATCAACAGGTCGAACTTTGCTACTCAGTTCTATGAGCATTCCCTTGATCTTCTTATCGGTACAGGCACGTTACGTATCGACGAAGATGATGACGACGAAATGCCTATTATTTTCACTGCAATTCCGCAAAAAGGTATTGCATTTGAGGAAGGGCCGCAAGGTAATATCGAAACTCACTGGCGTAAGTTTAAAGTAAAAGCGCGTGACCTGAAGCGCAAGTGGTCAGGCTTCAAGCCATCTAGTGCTATTGCCTCCAAGATCGAAAACTCACCTGAAGCTGATGTTTCTCTTAGTGAAGGCGTAGTATATATCCCAAAAACTAAGTCTTATTATGGCTGCTTGTGGGTTGAGGGTGAAGACCATATTAGCTGGACAGAAGACTATGGCACATCTAGCCCCTGGGTAACTGGTCGG